AAACTCATGCGCGGTGCACTTGTTACTGCCGCGCGAGCTGCCACATCAAAGGCAGCAGTAGCAGCTGGAAAGCGACTACTTTTGGCGGCTTTGTAAACAGCCGCAAATTTGAACCCTTGAACCCTTCTTTTCTTTCGAGCCGGCCGAGTCGGAATGACCAGAAAGAATTTTATTATTTGCGGTCCTTAATTGGTCCTCGTAATGAAGTTTCTTTCTCAATCATTGAATTCAAATGTGTCACTACATGACTTACATTGTCGATAGTGTCTTGAGTGGGGGTTTGTCGCTCAAGGAATTTAAAACGAACTGACAAGGGTGAAAGTACCCACAAATAATAAAAATGATGACGACTGCTGATTGCAACCTGGGGAAGGGGCAAGTGGAGACTAAAGAGTCTGTGAAGCTTGCTTGGCCACCTTTTCATTTTTCCTATTCTCTCAAAAATTTCTTTGATACACTCTGCCTAGGTGCCGCGAAGGGGGCACACTGGATATTAGCGCTGGTTTCGGTTGCGAGTTTGTTGTTATCACTGTTTTGGACGGAGTGGAATGGGTGTCTAACCGTGGATGTTACCACCTTAAAAACATTTTTCGATGCACACTTTTTATTGATCTTAATCGCTGTGGGGGTCACTGGCATTGCCAGAAATTACAGCAGAATGACGAAGCAAGTGGGAAAAGCCCGAGCGGTAACAGCCCCACCGATCGCATTTAAAATGTTGAAGCATGTGGGATACGCCCTAGAGGTAACAGCCCCACCGATCGCATTTTGTTTAAGTGTCTATTTAGGACTGGTTTGCGGAATGGTGTCTTTGTCCGCTTATCACATGTTGTTCTTATCAATTGCGCTTGTTTGTGATAATATAGTTAAGATGAGTGTTTTTGTTGAATCATTTATCTTGTTTTCCACTTATACTATTTTATCTGGACTATTGAACATGTTCGTTGGGTTCAATTACAGCATTTGCGTCACTAGTTTTGATGCTTTTGCTGGGGTCAGTTGTTTTGGAATGACGGTTCTTTTTGTTGATAGTGTATGTGTTCTGGTCATGCTGTCGACTTGTGCTTTCTGGTTGCCAGAAGCACTAAATCTCTTTATCAGAAAGGTCGTAGGCCCCTTAATGCCTACCCGCGCTCGTCATAGATTATTTGGTAAAGAATTTTCTAGTGACGTGACTGGTGATGGACCGGTCAATCCCGATGAGGAGATAGTTGTTCACTATTTCACAATGTGCGTTGAAGTTATTAGGAGTGGTGATCCTGAAGCTTTACACTTTGTTGAAGAAAACCTAAAGGACAACTTAACTTCTATTGTCACTTGGGGTGAATTTGTTGATGAATTGACTATTGGAGTTGATGTTTTTGATTTATTTGATTACACTTGGTTCAAAGACGTTTTGTTTGGTTACATTAGCTTGAGAGCTGATGGTACTCGTATACCAAATGAACGTAGTGTTGAACTTGATTTGGATCATTTAAAACTCCATTATCCTTTCATTCATAGATTCCTCATGATTAGCCAATTGTTTTGTGAGGTACGAAACCGTCCTGCCAACGTTCATTTCCAAGTGGGGATGATGATGGGCATGCGAAGGGCTAATTTGATTAATCGGGGCGCGGCCCGCAGAGGTGGCCCTGTTGGAAATTTTCCGGCAGGTGATCCTAGACACGTGGATCCTGTGGTTGCTCGTTTACGGGCGCGTGCATTGGATGGTTATGGAGGTGCGCTCCGTGGACCAGCTGTTGATGCCGAACCAGAGGTTCCAGCTTGGAATGCTAATTGGAAGAAAATTCAGAGTGAATTCATTCATTCAGATTTTCCTAAAGTCAAAAGTTTGTTTTCAAATGAAGAATTATCTGATTCTTTAGATGAATGCAACTTACTTAATCCAATGGGTACTCCATTTTGCGGTACTACGGCCATTGATTTGGCTGTAGGAATTTTACCTAAAGTTGATGTTTATTTGAAGAGGTCTAAATATTTTGATAGTCCTTTTCATTTAGGTTCCAATGTCGAGTTGATGAAGTGGGCTCATTTTCGTGGTGTTAATTTGCGAGTCGTAATTCCTTATGTTGTTGAAAACATACCAAAGGAAACTTATGATTACTGCAATGATCCGTCATGGAAGTGGGTTGTCTTGGTGGTCAAGAATGGTGATGGTTCATTGTTGAGAGGTCCTCCTCTTCCTAATGCAGTTTATCACGCCTTCTTGGTTATTGGTGACAGTTCCGATAGTGCCAGATTGGTGTTGCCGGAAATCATTTTTACTGAATATGAGGCTTGGGATTTTCTTCTTTTCTTTATTCAATTGATTTGTAGTTTTATGTTCACAAAATTTTTGCTTAGATTGTTCAGTGAGGATTGGGGTTTTAACCCTTATAGTCTTCCTGTTCTAGCTAAGATCGTTCAGCACGTAGTTCCCTATTTATCGTGGGTGGACGAAGTTTTGTGTATCTATTACAATTTTTTCAATGTCGTACAATTACGTCGTGAATATCGGTTTGTCCGAAACATCTACAATGATTGCAATAGTGATTGTAGAAGTTTGAGGGATAGAAGAGACACAATTGAAGACCAAGACTATTATGCTGAGCTAACTTATTACCCTGTGTTAAGATTTTTCGGCGTTCCGGTTTTGGAATTTACCTCGAAGTATTTCTGTGATGCGCTGGGCTATCCTGGTTCTGGGATGAGAGTTGTTTCCATCCCAAGAGTCGTCGCCCTAATCAAGGAGCTGCAAATGTTAGACACTGATGAGCTCAGTCTGGCAATGGTGGCTGTCTTGAAGGCCAATTATCTGAACACAAACGACAGTCTTCCAAATTTGTATGTTGATACATCCGAATATGTGAGAGTGTTTCATTTTTTCAATAAGCAGCAGAAAATGTTGCCTAAACCCCTAGCACAAACTGTCAGCTATGCTGCGCTTGGGGTTCAATCCTGGATTGGAAATTTGAACACTGTTGCATTAAATCAATATGCTGTAATGGTTGGGAAGAATATGTCAGGTTTTGTTTGGACTGAAGGTCACGTCGATCAAGTTCCTGGAAATTACATTAATAATGGGTTTCTGGGGGTTAAGATGGACGGATTGTCTGGCGTTGAGAGGAGAGAAGTTGCTTGGGCACCGTTCGGTTCATGTTATACGGATAAGGGTCAAGTTGGGCCTGGGCATATCTGTGTAACGGAAGTCAACTCAGTACTGGCCGCTTTGGCTGGTAGAAGCATGGTCAAGATACCGGTTGAATGTGAGGAGTTCTTCACGTTTAGCAAGGAAGTTATTGACTGGCTAGTTGATTCAATGGATGAATCGGGCATACATGTGGAGGAGGACGAAGTTAAAGCGTTCATTGCTAATAACCAAGGGAAGAAAAGCAATGCGTTTATTCAAAGTAGGGTTTCTGAATACGATCGCGTTATACGCGGGGGGAAGAGAAATAAAAAATTTTTCAGAAATTCTTGTTTTGTTAAGCTTGAGGATTCTTCGAAGCGTGTTGAAGGTGTTGTACGTGTGAGACCACGGCTTATTATGACCATGAGTGATTTTTTGAGTGTGAGGCTGGCTCCACTCATTCAAGTCATTGATTTATGGAATCATTCTGTTATAGAGAGATTTCAAATCAAAGGTTGTGATCCAGATAGTTTCATCGAACGCATTGCCTCTTTTTGTGACAGAAAACATATTGCGACAGATTACTCGGCTTTTGAATCTTCTGTGTCATACATGTTTAAGAAAACTGAGAATTATTTGATCAAACGGTTGAATGATAAGTATCGGTTTGGGCGGATGTACCGGAAATTCCGGTTGTTGCATGAAAAGAATAGAGTCTTACATTATTCTGGTAAAAATGGTCATTTGAAATTTAGAATCGGTTCTAGATGTTCTGGTGACTATTTAACTTCCACATTTAATTGTTTGATCAATTTTCTGATTAATGCTTATTCTGCTGACAAATGTGGTGTTGACTACAAGAATATGAGTTTGATAGTTGAGGGAGACGACGGTATTACGGTGCCTAAACAAATTGATGATGAAGTTATCAATGGGTTGGGTTTTGGTTTCAGTGCTAATGTTGCTGGCAGTGTTCCGGGGGATGTTGATTTCTTGAGAAAACGGTGGATGTACGAGGGTAGCCTTGTTAATATTGGCCGTTCTTTGAAAAATTTGATGTGGGTTACATCAAATCAGAAATTGACTTTAAAGAAACAGATGGCTATTATTAGGGCGAAAGCTCTAAGCTATTATTTCATGTCACCTGGCCATCCTGTCATAACAGCAATGATTAATTATATCTTGGAGAAGACTTCAGGAATTAATTATTTTAACGGCCTGGACAAATTTTTATCGAAAAACCAGCGGGAGGTTCTAGGTTTTGATGTTCGAAAGATCGGTCAAAACTGGGGGACTATACCAGTGAATGAAAATTTACGGGTTCTCGTGTCGGGTGGGGCTTTGGGTTTTGCGCCTATCAGTGTTCAAGAGCAACTCATTTTGGAACAAAATTTCAAAATTGGGAAGTTTTATTTATCTCGTGTTTTTGATAAGTACGATGATATTGTTGACGCTGTGGACAATACTCAATGGTTCCACAATACAATCGGTCCACCTTCTCCGGAAATGGTTCGGCTAATGGAAATCCTTGCAATGGATACTGGAGAGTTGCAAGAGATCCTCGAGCCTGTTTTTGGGGTTGGAATTACAACTGAAGCCTGTTTTGCAGCGGGTTCGGTTCTCAGGAAGTGAATACTTCTAAAACTATATCTGGTGTGACCCAGGGTAAAAACTATCCATCTATCTGGTGCAACCCAGGGTAAAAACTATTTAAAAGGCGTAATCCTTTCAAAAACTATTCTCCATCTGGTGAAACCCAGGGTAAAAACTATCGGCTTCGGCCAACCGATTCCTTTATAAGAGATTTTAAAGGATAGGTAACAAG